TGATATATATATTTATAAAAATCAGGAGTGCGTTCTCTTGCTACATAATTATTACAAGTACTCATCTCCAGTGGAGTATTTCCCCTAATATCAAAAGTAGAAGAAGCGGCTATGCCACTCATATCATTGCCTGAGTTTAAATCCCAGCATTTACTCCACACATCTAAATTATAGGGGAACGAAGATACATCATATAAATCATATGGATTTATTACTGGGTTATATTTAAAGATAAGGTTTAATAACCCTAGAGCTTGGTACTCAACATCTGACCCTTCGCTACTTGTATTAAAGTAACTAGGCATATTAAACCCTGTCCTAGTATATAATCCTCCTTTCTGTAGAGATGTACCGAAATTTCTACGCCTCATGTTATTTCTGTATACATCGGGTAGTGGAGGGGAGGCTATAGCTGATCCCATTAGATTAATCTTATCTAAAGTATAGTCTGCATAGGATCTACTAAACACAGGAAGATCAGTATGGTTTACTCTGGCTCTACTTGAGTTCGGTAATGGCTCTCCCGTAGCCATAACTCCTGGTATACCCCTAAAATCAACACCCGTCCACCCAATACCAGCTTGGGCTCCAGAGGTTGGCATGTCATAAATAGGTAATCTAAGAGAAGGGCAGATAAAGTCTAAAGAACTGGCTGTATCGGAAGTGTCTAAGTTAACTCTAGTTCTAGGAATAGCCTTAGAAGGAGAGAAACTATCTACTATTGCTAAGGACTGAAAGAAATCTTGCTTAAGAAAATCTTTTCCTTGGAAAAAAGCAGCGTCGAAAGATCCAGTAGATACATCTACATCAAAGTGGGACGACTTTGCATTCCATAGAGGAAGGTAATCATATTTATCGACTTCATAATTCTCCAACAAGTAACCCCTATTAGGTGCTTGGTTTATGGAGCTAGTGAGAAAGAAGAATCCATTATTATAGAATTTAGTATCTAAAGAACCTTTTAAAGTATTATTACTTATATAAGATCTAAAAGCGTTAGCATTACTTTCTTTTACACCTAAACATATAAGCTCTCTCTCAAAAAATGCTAAAAGCTCGTCTGTAACATCACAGTTAGTATAAAATTTTTCTTCTTCCCAAGGTGGTATAGGGAATGCCCTATCTCTATAAAAGAATCTAAATTCAGGATCATTAATATCAAACTTAAAATTCTTTACCCAAAATAACTCAGGGAATAGAGTTACCGCTTTCAATATCATCCAATCCACAACCTTTCTAATATTGACATCCATATCAGAGGGGTCAAAGTCTCCTGGAATATGGTCTTCTGCTACAGCCGCATTAAAAGAATCAAAACTATCAAAGAGTGTAGTGTCTGTTTTTATAAGATAATAAACTAAGAACGGTAAATAAGACTCATAGAATTCTGAAATAGACGATAACTGCAAGTCCACAGTAGGGAGAACCGTGGTAATGGCATTGTAGAGTCCTTCCTTCGTGCCCTTCTGCTTATAGAGCCCCGTAGCCGCCCTCAGTTGCCTTCTCCAGGCAGTTGGGCTAGATCCGTACAGTCTCCACCCAATAAGATCGGCTACATAGGGGAGCAAATGAGAGGGGCATTCATCTATATTATATAATGTGGAAAGCTTAGTTACATTATCATTAGTATCAAAGAAAGCATAGGATAGAGCTTGCAAGAATCTAGAAAATGGAGCCGCTAACTCTTCCCCAGTTAAATAATCTCCAGTACTTATATAAGTATCAAAAGAATCTTCCACATAAGAGTCGCCTTTATTTAAAACTTTATCTGAGTAAACTATATCCACTAGCGTCTGTAGGGAGGAGAGACTTTGAGTACCACTGGTATAACCAGCAGTTCCCGAAACATACTTAGAAGGTAATAAAGAAGGATAAGAGCCTGATAGAGCAGCCCAATCCTTCCAAATATACTCGGATAATCCTTTAACCCCCGTTTGGGTATCAAAAGTAGTACCTTCAAAATACACATCTGCGATAGCACTAGCTACATACGACGAAGGCGAGAATGAAGTTCCTGAAGTATTAAGGAAGTACCCCCACCCCAAAGAATTAATTAAAAATTCATGAGTTCCTGATGCTGTGTTATCAAACGCACTGGCTGTAGTAGTATTTAATGTTGGAGCGTTTAGAGTAAGTTTAGGAAGTAAGGTATCCTTTAAAAAAGAAGTAAAGGTTGTTTTTTGATCAGCCGAAAAATCTACTATCTCATTATCTTGTGTAAAAAATGTACACGCTTGTCCAGTATACTCTCCCGCGCAATAGCCTAGCGGGTGCATTATATCTAATTCAAAATCTCTAGAGGTAAAATCAGTTAGTTTATTTTTAACGATAAACCATTTGGCTATACCAGAAACCTGATTTATAGTAGAATAGTTTGAAGACCAAGGAGTAGCGGATATGTTTAATATAGTTGGCTGGTTTACACAAAAGTTAATATGGCTATTAACCAGTTCGTCGGTAGAGGTCCTCTGATACCCGCTAAGATTATAATCCTCCCTAAAATAAAAAGTAGGGATAACACTTTTTACAGCCTCTAAATAATCTCTTTGGTATTTTTTATTAGTAGCCATTAGACATAATTTACATTAATAATTAGATTATTTAATTGAATAATCTCATTAAAATCTACAGATATAACTTCTTCAGTAAAATTATCTATAGTAGAGAATATAACTTCATCAGCACCAAAAATATCTTTATTTAAACTGGCAAATATTAGATTATCTCCAAAATCAATCTTATCGGATAAGAAATAATTATTTATACTGCGTGATACTTTAGTTACTATAGTACTCTCCACTCCCTGATATTTACGATCCACATTAATAGTAACCACTAGATCCAAAGTTCTAATAAGTCCATCTACTATAACTACATCATCTGTTATGAGCTTCTTACCTTCTATCTCAGAAAGTAATGCATTTTTAAAAGATATAGATGCTTTTTGTAGTTGAAGATTGGTAGCTTTCTCCAAAATATATAAATCAATTATATTGGCAGAAGAGTACGCTTTTCTGGCTACAGCAGTTGCTTTACCCGTTGTACCAGCAGGAGAAGTAAACCTACTTGCAAACGCAGCATAATCCTCTAAGGATACTATCCTGTCCTGTCTTCTAAAAGTCAGGGGTCCATACTTCTTGGCGTGAGCTACCGTCTCGGCATCAGTGCCTCCTGTCGCTATTTGTTTCTGATCTACTCTAAATGTACTAGCGGCAGAGTCGTAAGTTCCAGTGATTAATGAATTAATATAACTATTAGGTACATTACCCCTATTACCGCCCCCTACTCTATAGGTTATAAAATAAGATGAGTTTGTAGGAGGAGATACCCCATTAGTCCCATCCCCAAACAAAACTTTAGCACTATACTCATCATCATAGGTTACTTGAAAGATCTTATCATTAAGTGCAGAGGCTTGATATAAATTTTCTACTTGTCTGTAAGCCCCTGAGGCAGCTATCTCCGTAGAATCAATAAATACTTGAACACTGTTTTGGATCACTGGGGCTTCATCCAAATCTACGCTCTTAAAAGTCTCTAAATCAGAAAAGGTTCCTTGTTTAGTAGCAAAAGCTCCTTCCAAAAGAACTACTTCCCAAGAATTGGTGCTTCCTGGGTATAAATTAAGTGAACTAGTTAATAATAAATTTGCATTGTACTCTTCCATAGGAGAAACTACTCCGTTAACAGCTTTATATAATGAAAAAGTTAAAGCTTCTTGATCTTCTGGGGAGGTAACGACGACTACCCTCTCATTAGGAGCTAATTCTAAATTCTTATCTAAAAGGGCGGGAGGGTCTCCAGAGTCTGGAACAGCCGTTATTTCTGCCGTAGTTTGAGCAGAGGTAGGACCTTTTAAGGACACTCCAACTAATTCAAAAAGTTTTCGGACACTATCTCTGTCTTTAGCTGTTTGTATAAAGTTTTCGTGTGCTAACATGTCTGCTTTCATGGACATAACCGTACCCATATAAGAAACTAATTCGACAAGCATCATCCCTAGATCAGATTCCACAAAGTTATTGTAGTCTGTGGGGTAAACTGCTCTCATATATTCTAATAAGGCACTTCGTAAAGAACCAAAATCTGTAGCTGTAAAATCTACATACGATCCCTTATTATTATCAGGGATCTGTACTAATTTCATAAAATCAGAC